AGGACATAGGGACATTAAAGTCCCACCAGTCACGGTATCGTCTGGGATGTCTATTCCGGCACCACCAGCCGCTGAACCGGTAGCGTACACCCTGCCGGTATCTGTGAGGATTACTCCGTTCTCCATCTCAAAGACTAACGTGGATTCCGCGTCAAATACTCTGAGAATACGATTGGTGTCGTCCCAATAGATATACAGATCGTCTCCGGCAGTATTATCTTTATCGACTGTCTCTACAGTGATGCCTGCTAGGCTTGCAGAGTCGCCGATATACAGTACCTTGGCAGCCGAGGCTCCAATACGCATCAGCACGGTATTCTGAGATCCACCAAAGCGGCCCTCATACATACCACGAATCAACGTACCACTGGAACCAAAGTTGTTCACAGCATCAGCAGGCCGAACAACCGGATAAAGGACGCCAGTGGCACCCTTCTCGGCCGTACCAAGCACTGTGACCACTGGAGCAGGATTAGCTTCAACAATCTGAAGGTTCCCGTCCGTTAGGTCAACGTAGATTCCCGGAAGGTTATCAAAATCTGCCATCTAGGTTGTCTCCCTTTTGCCTGCTAGATTAATCAAACGTCAGTATTTACCTTACTGTCACATACCCTGATGGCTCTTCACCAAGGTCTGCTCCAGTTTTGACGGTTAGGCTCACCACTAGTTCTTCAAGGACTCTTTCTCTAACTTGAGTTACTTTTTCAGTTCTCACGAAGTAAACCAGCGGTCTCCCGACTAGTCGCTTTTCGAAGATTTGGAAATCATCCTCTCTCTCGTAAAAGTAGAGTTGATTGACTCCCTGTTTTCTAAAGAACCACAAAAAGCAGTTCATGAAATCTTCGAACCATAGAGCCAGCTTGTTGGCCTCTTTGTTCGACTGGGACCAAACAACGAACCTGATGTAGTTGTCCATCATCCAACCAATTTCATGAATCTCATGGCCGGGTACATCCGGATCTGGAAAGGAGTCTCTGAGATTAGGCTTGTACTCACGCGGAGAGCCCTCGGGGGCTGTCTTACCCATGACTGCCGGCATCCTACTTTTGAGCTGAAACGATATGGTTTCTCTCTTGTATTCGTCCGGCGGCCAATCTTCCGTGTAAATTACAAGCTTGTCTTCAGCTTTACCCTCTTGCAGTTGATACTGTCTGAGGGCTTGACCCACCAACTCGTAGAAATCATTTATATCTTTCGCTGGCTCTGGGCTTTTCAAGCGATTGGGACCCTGACGTGGCCTGAGAAGCTGCATGTTATTGCGAATGATTGCTACGATTTCCGAGATTTCACTCATCGTATGTCCTTAGTCCCAAGTGATGCTCCTGCGGTAAATACCGCGTCGGTTTCTTGGCCCATAAATACGTGGATCCCTCGGTGCTTTAATTCCACGTCGGCCAATTACTTTAGGCACGACCGTATTTGCGTACGGACCTGCACTAGGTCTCTTCGTCCAACCCCTGCCAGTCTCTGGCCGGTCTGGATCGTATTGACCCTTTATGGTCATGATGGGGTGAACCCCGCCACCACCAGTCTTGAGTATCTCTTCCCACTTCTCAATGCAGGACAAGAACTTGTCGTACATGAGAACCTTTTCCCTGGGAGAGATTCCCTGCCATTCCACAGCCATCTCGGCGAGCTGTTTCTTCTTACCTACGCTCTCCACCATTGTGGGGAATAGCAAGTCGTAAGCTACACGACACTGGACCCATTTCCGTAAGGCCAACTGATACAGCGCAGGATTGACTATCACTGAATTAGAGATTGCTTGCGCAGTAAGCGAAGCTTCTAAGATCAGCATCGCTATAGTGGTATCAGGCACTCTGTCGATAAAGGGACCGACATATGCCCTAATCACTTGTATAGTGGCGTAGGTTGGAGTGATCACAGGGGCAAAGAATAGGATATACTCTCTGTCCAAACGACCTTCAGTATCGAGCACATTCTGTAACGTAATCCTTACCAATGAGTTCTCAACGAGAGAGGACGTTATGTCAATGTTAACTAGATCCCCATCGATGACAACACTAGCTTCAGCGTTGTAACGGGGATCTACTAAAGCAGGATCTCCGTTCAATGCTTCCCAGGATACGTTAGTAGCACCTATTGATGCTATTGGGTGATTCCACTGTATCGTAACCACGTAATTGTTCGGAGCTAGATCCAGTGGGATCTGCGCAGCGTACTGCGCAGGATATGAAGACACTACTGACAGACCATCCAACTCTCGTGGGTAGTGATCTTTCAGCGGTGGTTTAACCTGAGGTTCTGATGGATCCAACACTGGCTCATCGACTATACCGGTCTGGAAACTCCAGCCGTTAATCTCTGTCAAGAAGCGTCCAGTTGTATCCGTTATATCATTATCAACTACAACGTCATAATCAGCCTGCTCAAACAGGGGGCTGTCCGGGGTGAACTCTATAGTGTCACCACCGATGATCTGTATGTTCCCAGCTACTAACTCATTAGAAACAACCGTCTCCCCATTGAGAGTTCTATACTGCTTAAGGGCAACTACAAACGTACCATTGTTAACAGTGGAAGTATCTAGCGGCTGACTAAAAGTCGCCTCTATGGTAGTTCCTAAAGCAACCCCATCTCCTTGAGGACTTAACGCCACTATATAAAAAGGATAAGTAGTAGTTGTGCTACTAGAAGTGCTACTAGTAGTGGTACTAGTGCTACTACTCGTAGTGGTTGTGGTAGTCGTGCTAGATGACGGGGCCATTACCTATCCCTCTATTATGGAGGACTTGTAGTCGTAGTAGAAGAGCTCGAGCTCGAAGTCGAGGTCGAAGTCGAGGTACTAGTTGACGTCGTACTAGTCGAGGTAGAGGTAGACGTTGTACTCGTTGTACTCGTTGTAGTCGATGATGTAGTTGTTGAAACTGCTAACTCGGTAGAGTCAAACTTCCATATTTTGTCGCCGGAACGTACATATAGATCACCAGTATCTGCCACCATGATCTCTCCATCTTTCAGATCATAGACAAAGGTGGGGATGTCGTTTCTTAGGTCTAGTTGTCTTCCTTGGATTCGCGCCATGGTTCACCCCTCCTAATAGTATATTCTTACCGTGCCACCGCCAGGTAAGCCTATAACTCTAAAGGTTCCAGGGGTACCTCCAGCACCACCGCCTGAGCCAGTGGTTGGCTGGAGCTCGTAGATGACCACCATGGTCTCCCCAAATGCAGGAGCTTCTACATTACTCGTCAACGTGAAAGACTGTGGCGAGTTTGCAATAAAATCCAGCCCTGGGGTAAAAAAGAGTCCATTAACTATTACCATAAGAGAACTGGCGATGTACACATTTGACGGGTTAAATGTCTTAGTTGCTCCGTCAAGCTGAGAAGACATGTTCTCTTGCGTGTTTGCCATGAGGTCGGCCCTCTTAAGTCACGAGGATTTCGATTTCCTCTTCTTCTGACTCTATAACGGCACCTGCGCCACCTAGCTTACCGAGCTTTTGCTCTAAGGCTTTGGTGACTGTCTGTCGGGCTTTGCCCTCTTTTTCGGTCTCAATGGCTCTTGTTATATACTCGACATTGTAGAGATTGGTTCTCAGCTGGTCTCGTACTCCCCTAACACCTAGTTCGAGAAGTTGTGCTATGTTGAGCATCTGTACCTTGACCTTTTGATCTACCATCCCTTGCTTGTTGTCAGGGATCTCCACTTCTTCGACCACCTCTTTTGGAATCTCTGGCTCTTTCTCCACTTCTATGACGTTTTTGAGAAAGAGACCGTTATCAATGATCTTCTGTAGATGAGGTGTAAGGCTTTCATAGTCAACATATACAGGTCCAGGATTCTGGAATGTCAAGTGAACAATTATAGCCCTAGTATTTGGCTCTAGTAGAGACCAAAAAGCGTTAGTGGGCGTCAGTTGAAGAAACATATCGCTCCTTTCATTTGTATCTCTGTCGAAGTCTGCGGCGCCTTAGTAGGTCTTGCCGCTTCTCTTCTTCCTTCTGAAGCTCCCGGCGTCGCAATACTTGCCGGCGCTTATCGTGTCGTATCTTAGACGGCTTCTTGTAATACTTCCTATCAAGAACCTGCCTAATGATACCTTCCTTCTCAACAATCTTGCGAAACTTCTTCACAGCTGCCTCGAAGGACTTGAAATCCCCTACATCTACTCCCAGTGGTTTCACTTTGTCGAGGTGCGAAGTGTCAATGTCAACAGATCGCTTCATCGGTCACCTCATTTCTTATGGTGGTGAAGTAGTCGTTGTTGAAGTACTTGTACTGGTAGAAGTACTTGTACTTGTAGAACTCGAAGTCGAAGCAGTCGAACTTGTTGTACTTGTTGAACTTGTTGTTGAAGTACTTGAACTCGTAGAACTAGTCGTAGAAGTAGACGAACTTGTCGTACTGGTAGACGTAGATGTAGTGGTAGTCTGCAGCTGCCCAACCCTTGTTTCCAAGGCCTCAGTCCGCTGATGTAGATCCCACTTACTTAAATCTATTGACATGATGATATCTCCTCGCCAATGCCATGTTAAATTTTCCAGGATTAGAAGGGGAGTACCCTGCCGATGGCATTAAAAAGCTCTATGAGGGTAAGATGCCCCTCGAGAGCTGAACCTACCACCATACTTAGGAAGATACCCGCAACCAGAGCTGCCCGGGTTGCTCTGTGCTTTCTGCCGTTCTCTTCGAACTTCTTGTCGAAGTTTCCTTGACACTTATCGTGGTCCCTTTGAGAATCTTCCTTGTCTTCATCTCTCTGGCCCCTAAGTGAGTCAATCTTGGAACAAACGGCAGCAAACTTGGCATCCAGGTATTTCTGATGCTCATCCGTATATAGTGCAAAGGTGTCTTTGTCTAGTACTGACATCTTTCCGACCTCCATTCTGGACAGACCCCGGCCAGATGACCGGGGTCAATACAAGTAGGATAGTCAACCAGCGTTTAGCTGATTGCTGTTGTCGGAGGTATATCGGCCACGCTACCAGCCACGTCGATAGTGGTTCTAGCAGGTAGGACGATATGATTGTCACGCACAAAGGCGTTGCGGATTACGCCAATAGCCTGACCTTCGTTCAGGATGGCGATTCCGTAGCGCTCCCGAATCTTGATCTTACGGATGTCGCGTGCTGGATCGTCGAACTCTTCCGTCATTGGCTCTTCATCAACGATGAGGGCGCCAAGGTTGGCAGCGTCGAAGATCATGAGGTCTGTGCGCTTAGTGACTGGGTCATAAGGCACGAACGGGGACACGATGATCCGGAAGGGGATTGGGAAATAACTCGGCAGTACAGGGGCAGACGAGATAGTCTGCGCATAGGACTCGAGCGGGCTAGAAGCCGGATCGATAGCCTGACCTGGGCTATACCCGAGGCCGCCTTGACTGGAGTTGTCCCAGGGAGCACGGCCGGCGGGATTACCGCGCCATGAGGCGAAGTAGGTTCCGCCACCAGCGGACAGTGCAAAGGCTCTTAGGATAGGATCCTTGACCCACATGATCCAAGTCAATGGATGCATGAGGATAGTGTCAGGCATCCAACCCTGTGTGATGATCTGGCCGAATACATCAAAGATGTCGTCCATAATCACGGAACCGTTAGCACTTCCGTCAAGTGCGCGACCATGTGTGACGCCGAATAGGGAATTGGTTGGTGTCGTGTTGTCAAAGCAGACCACACCCATACTATTGATATAGTTGAATATTTTCTGCTCTTTGTGACGAGCCAACGCACGTCCCGCGGCACGCAGGTGCATACCGATGACGTCATACTGGGAGTATTTAACCATTTCGTCGGTGACTTTCACGGCGATACCGGACTTGCCGATACTTGCCGTTACTGTCGCACCGCCCATTTGGAGCTGGCGCTCTGGATATTCCTGACCTTCAGCGATATCCGCAGCGACGAGGGCACCGACCGCAGGGAAGGTAATCGTCTGACCAGCGTGATACTCAATACGCTGAAGCAGAGATGTACCCACCAACAGAGGCTCGGCAGCCTCTTTCACTATGTTAGATACCACCTTCGGGAGGAATAGACCGGCGTTGGGAACGCTGATAGCGTCTTTCATCTCGACACGATCGTTATCGAGCGTTTTCCCGTTATTGCGCCAGACAAACTCGTAGGTGGTTTGATCTTTGAACTCGATCATAGCGGACTATGTCTCCTTCAGTTTATCTGTTGATCAGGTTAATACGAACAACACCCTTAGCCGCGGTACCACCAGCGTAGGTGATATTATCCGGCAATCCGCCGGAAGCCGAGCCAGGCATCTTATCCAGATCACCAAGACCCTGATAAGCTGTTCGCACGCGTTCCAGGTAGTCCTTCGGATGACCTGTGTCGATCTTCCACGCTTGTCCGATAACCGCTTCAAAGAAGTCGGTATTCTCGGTCCACTTGACCATATCCGAATTGAGATCGTAAGTCAAGAAGTCGCCAGGGGCGAGTACTAGACTTCCGTCGAACAGGACGGCAATACCATCAAACGCGATGGCAGCTTTGTCGTCCACGCGTGGCAGCTCGATGTAGTAGTCGCAGAGGACTGCTAACTGGTGCTGCATGTTATAGTTATGGAAATTCATCCCACTTGGGTTTCCACCGTGTACTCCACCGGCCCAACGAAAATAGTTGTAAGGCGCGATTCCAATTGGCCAACTAACCGTAATCTCTGCAGTTTCGAGATCTTGATCTGCATCGTCTTCATCGGCTGAAACCATATCAGCGACGAATTTGACACCGTTAGCCTCTGTTGTCACCTTGAAAAAGCCTTCAACTACATAGTCTCCAGCGGCTGCGAGGTTTCCGCCCGCATGAAACACGCCAGGACCATTGATGTTGGGTTGAGATACATCGATAGCTGCATAGATGGAGGCCAGGCCGTCAGTAGCCGAGCCTAGAGCATCAACTGCTAGTCGAGCTGCAGTTCTATTGGCTCCAAGTAATCCACCTTCACTATCCCAAGCATCTTGATATGCTTCGGCCTGAAGTTTCAGACCCGCAGGGACCACATCACCGTTGCTGTCAAGGGCAACAACTTTACCGGCTGATACGACAAAGTAGTCTTCAAGATACTTGTCAAACCTTACCAGCGGTAGGTAGGGTGCCGGAATGAGTTCTTCCGCTGGTCTAATACCTTCGGAGATCTCAATATTCGGAGTGAGGTTGCCCACGTGATCCCACTTTTTGTGGTTGGCAACGTACTGTTGGTACATTAGTTGTTATCCTCCTCAGTTTCCTCAGTTTTTTCAAACTTGAGGTGTTTACCGAACTTCTCTTTCACGGAATCGAGAAACTCCCGGGCAGCCTTACTTCCTGCCACGGCGTCAATCCTGTTATAGGTAGCCATAACATCTTTATCGGAAGGAATTTGCTCTGCCACGGGTGAATCATCGTCACCGGTTGCATCCGACCTTGCGGTAGGATCTTTAACGGTTCCCTCCGGGTCTCTCGCCATACCGTCATTGAGTCTCTTAGCAGCGGCTTCGACATCGAAGGCGTCTTCGAGACCACGGACGGCGTCACGCATATCAGATGTATCCTGAGCTAAGAACTCGTCCCGTGCAGCATCCACATCTTCGATGTTTTCGCCACGTAGGGTTCTGAGTTCAAGGGCGCGACTAGCAAGACGATCTTTCAGCTCCTGAGTAAGCTGAACATTTTCCTCACTAAGGACTCTGTAATCGTCCTCGAATACCGTGAGCTGATCCTTCGTGACTTCGAGTTTCGCGTCTCTGTACTCGATATCGCCTTTGAGCTTTTCGATCTTCTCTTCAGCCTGAGCCAAGAGAGCCTTAAGCTCTTCGACTGTCTCTACATTATCCTTCTTTTTACTGCCACAAGCGGGCAGAGATGGATGATGTTTACAGACACAACTCTTGATGCCAGAAGGATTTGGTGCGTGTCTTGCATACGATAACGCAGCAATTCCACGCTTCTTTGTGTTAACAGGGTAGCTCCCCTTGGGGGCGCCACCGGCTGGACCACAGAATGGACCTGTTTTATATTTGCCGACGTTAGATCCGCCAGGCTTGTCCTGAGGACGTTTCTTGGCCTGATCTTCGTCATCAAGCAGGTCTTCGGTCTCATCCGTGACTTCCAATACTTCATCGTCACCAGGAAGTGCAGCAGCCATAGCATCGATGAAGTCATTGATTTGATCCACAGGGATCTTATCCATGTCTTCTTCGTTGCATCCTTCACTGCCCTTGTCGTCCTCCTTGGTGCACTTTAAGGAAGCTTTCTTCCTGTCCAGTGCCTCAACGATGGCGTCCTTGACCCCGGGAGCATCATAACCTTCCAAAACCTTGAGTGCAGCATCAATGTGCGCGCAATCATAGCATGGAAAGGCTCGATCCTTGGGGTAGGCAAAATCGGAAGCCCTGAGAAGACCAAGATTTACCTCATCCAGATGAGCAGTTTCATCTTCGAGGTGCTCTTTCATCTTTTCATAGGACTTCTCAGTGTCAAGGATCTCTTTGAGGTCGAGCAGTTCCTGGTCGCCGTCTTCGGTATCGTCCCCGGCGTCATCTCCATCGGTCTGCCCAGCAGGGTCGGTGTCTTGGTCATCAGTGGCATCACCAGTGGCATCGCCATCAGTGGTGTCATCGGCAGCGTCGGCAGCAGCAGCAGCAGCTGTAGCTTCCTCGTCAGCCTTGACCTGGAGCTCAATCTCGTTGTCCTCTAGGTCTTTGATTTCCATTTCACCGGCCTTGTCCCTCAGCTTTTTGCTCAACTCAGCTTTGTCATCAATCTTCTCCGGCTCATCAGAGTCGCAGCAGTTGATGGTAAGCAGGGAATGAGCCAGCTTAAGAGATTCCTTGTCTTTTACTAGCTCTTCAGGCAGGTCCTTGGAGGTGTCTTCGAGGGCGGCCGTGAGCAGAGACAGTACTTCCTGCTCTCTGGTCTTATCACTCATAAGATCTATAACCTCCTCTAGGGGTCCTTCATTGTCTTGTAGACTGATCTGTGCCTTGCTTGCTAAATCAAAAATACATGCAGGGCCCTTACAAAAGAGCGCCATGTCAACATCTCGGACGTCCTCTTCAGCATCGCCATCATAGGCTCTGTGAAGTGTATCGCCCTCAACGATGTCAACAGTGCGTGCGGCCCGATCAGCAGGCTTATTGACAAAGGAAACTTCGCTATAGATGTGTTCACCAGGCAGTAACACAGCATGAACTCCGTCATAACTGTCACCTGGTTCATGATCGCACATACCATCCGCAACCCAGTCCTGCAGACAGACAGAGCACATGGCTTTATCTGTACTATGAGCAGTTGATACTGTCAGGTAACGCTGGTCCAGTATTTTATCCATAGATTCTGGATCAGAGATTTCTGCAACCAGTTCTACGTATCCGAGCCCTTCGTAATCATCACGATCATCAAAGTTGTTCAGAATGTACTGTACGGCGCTCTGTAGGTCCTTGCCCTTCAGGCCGCCTTGAGACAAGCGTTGTAATTCAGTATCGTTAATTGGGTAGCGAGTTGAAAGATCCACATAGCGAGCACTTACCACACGTCCGATAGGGTCCTTGAAGTCATCGTGGTGTGTTAACACGGGCTTTCGGTATGGGGTCAAGAACGAGCCTGTCCCATCCCGCATGCGCTCTGGCAAATAAAAGCCCTTGTTAGAAGTTTTAAGCGCCGCATGTGTTGCTGCAATTCTAACTAACAGCGAGGGAGCGTTAGAAGTAGAAATTGCATCTTTTACTTGTGCGAATCGGTCATCTACAGCGTGTACTGTTCCTCTGACAGTGTCGTGAAAAACAGCGTAACGCTTTGGTTTGCTCATTAGGCACATTCCTCGCCATTCGTGATAGTCAGCATAATAGTAAAGACTGATTATCAAAAAAGGTTACGTAAACTTACGTTGGTTGGGCACCTTGGGCAAGTGGTTTTGGATCTAATGCATGCATTTTACAGATGCGTACCGCTAAGGCATTGACTTCCTTAGAAGTTAACCCCTTGTTACCTTTTCGGACCGCAACTTTGGCTGCACGCATACAAGCGTTATTTTGTGCCTTGCCACTGGTCTTTGGTGGATTAATCTTGTCCAACTGTGCATTCTTGCGCGTCCCAGGCTCAAACTTAGAACGACAAATAGCTATCGCACTACTCTTAACCCTCGAGCTGGACCAAGTTGGATGACGTTTAAGTAGATCCTTCTTTACAGATATCACACAACGCTCCACCTTAGGGATCAGATCTTCCATATCCATATCTTGTACCGCCTCATCATACTCACGGTCGAAGACAGGAGGTCCTTCCCCACCTGTGTGTACATGAATCCCATGCGGTCCCTTGCCGGGGCCGGTATAGGTTTCACCGTCAGCCTTTAGATGGACGTGGTCGCCGTCTGCCAGCCCTTCACTAACCGGAGGCTCTTCAGGCGGACCTGTATACTCACCATCAGACTGTCGATGGATGTGGTGATCCATCAGTTCGTTGATTTCAGCCTGCATAGCATGCAGACGGGTATAGTAGTCAGGAAGCTCTGCTAGATGGTCTTTAGATATCTCTCGAGCAATAGCCATATCATCGGTATGCTCGTACTCTATCTCGATACCCATCAACAGCTCTTTCCTGTCGAATAGGTTGTCTGAAATATGTCGATGTAAGCCCGGGCCGTCACCTTCTTCTTCCATCTCTCCCTGGGCCCCAGGCGCCATATGCTCTTGTAGCTGTTCCTTGGCCCCTTTGACGAACTCTTCCTCTTCCTCTCCCTCTAACTCTTCCATGGCTTCATGACCTTCTTCTTCCATGTCGGCGAGGTAGTCATAATAAAAAGGATACAGAGCAAGGTGATCTTTCGCGATGTTCTTTGCCACCTCTACGTTCTCGCTGTGCTCAAACTCAACAGCCGTGCCAAGTGCAAGCTGCTTAGGGTCGAACTTCTCGTCCTTCAGCTTCCTGTTAAGTCCTACCTTTTTGTCATCTGGGTTCTTCTTCAGATTCATAGTGGACTTAGAAGCATCGAGCATCTCAGCCCTTACTGGCCTTGACTTCAGTGAGAACTTACACGTACAGTTGTCATGCCAGGGTGGGATGTCGTCGATCGACAGGTACTCCAGGCTGAGCTTGGTACCTGTATACTTATCACACTTCTTACACTCATCCTCATTGGGAGCGCGGTGTACATAGACTGCATCGTTACCAGTTAACAGGAGTCCAATAGCCTGACCATACATTGTGGCCTGTCTTTTGATAGTACGATCTAAAAAGTCAGCCCTGAACTCAAAACTGTCAAGGGCAGACTTGATCATATTCTGATCATGACCCTGTAGGACAAGACTCTCGATAGTGTCAAGCACTCTATCGGTCAGGTAGCTGATCCTCCGTGTAGCGTATTCTTGTACCTCTTTAATACGTACGCGCGCGATGGGATCCACCGCATGCCGGAAGGCATCTGCCTGACGAATACCCTTGTAGAAGTAGCCTCTGACGATTTCCTGGTACTTACCGACGATTACACCCTCAACAAGGCGAGCCATCTGTCTACGCCAGCTGTGGTCATTTAGTCGGATAGTCTCAAGCAAATCGCGGAACAGCAAGACGAACACAGCCTCTCTAAATGCATCAAAGACTTGCATGAGGCGTCGGTTGGCACTAGACTTGCGCTTCTCGGGGCCGGACTTCTTACCGTGTTGATTCTCTGGCTGAACCTTGTTTGCGGCAGCCTTGCCACCGCGGGACTTGCCTTCTGACTTTGCACTTCGACCAGGTTTCGGAGAGGTCACAGCAGGAGACCGGGGAGCACTCGGAGCAGTGTTAGCTGCAAGGGCTTCTTTGGCCTCAGGTGTAAACGGCTCATCTAGAGCCTGGATGATCAGCCGTGGCTTCTCAATCATCTCAAAGAACATATCTTCTCGCTGGCCGTCAAGAAGTGGTTCTTCGCCAAGCTCTTTACGAGCCTCTGTCTCTGTCATCAAGTGACCCTGGTACAGATTGACCGCGTTAGAGTCACGCTTGATCTTCTGCTCTACATCGATTTCGTTGTACTGTAGAGCTACTCTGTGCTCATCTTGCAGTACATCGAATGTGAAGGTGCTCTCAAGGAGCAGTTCTCCAATAACGAAAAAGTCAAAGAAGATCTGTAGGACTCCCTGGAAGTCCTTCACGCAGTCAATCAGCGCTTGTGACAGAGCGTCAGCGGTATTACGGTTAGCAGTAGAACCTTCACCAAAGTCGACAGAACTCATAGCTAAACCGGCCCAGACTCTCTCTTTGAAGTGCTTCAAGAATGGATCAGCCTTAAGGGCTTTGCCTTGGGCGCCGATAGCTTTTATCTCATGTCTCTCTGGTGTAACAATACAACCCTCAGCAGGCATATCTTCCACCTGTGTCTGGATGTGGTCTACTTCCGTACTACCATCTTCGAAAACTTGTGCAGGGTAGCTCTCCGTACCTACCGCATAATGGTACAGCGGGAAAAGATGCTGGTACACCAAAAGTTCCACGTCTTCTTCCATCCGACGTAGGACCCGCACGTCATCTAGTACCGGTGTGGTGTCAGGTGTGCCTACGGAAAATCCACCCTTCCTGTCGTGGTAGATGTGGATTATATCTTGCGGCTTCCACCTGGGCCATACACCAGTCTTCGGTGATGTGATAGGTGTAAGAATCTTCTGCTGGTACTCGATCACTTGTCCCTGGAAATCCCTCTTAAAATACATTGTCTCGGGTGGGACACGAAAATACCCGGCTATAGGATTCAGAGTACCTATACCGGGGGATTGACGAACTCTACCACCAGAAGCCTTCTTGTTACGCACCTTCACGATGTACGCATTGGAATACTTGATCAGATCTGACGCTATTTCCCTCATGAGTAGCTGGAACGGATACATAGTTGCCCGCTCTATCTGAGCAAGGCGTGTCTTGATGTACCTGATCGTTGCCGGGTTCTTACCTATCCATCGGTAGCCTTCCTTCATAAGAAGACCTACCTTTTTCTTAAAAGAACGAGCTAGGTAAGAATCGGTATCTGCTGCTCTGCCAATCTCAGCCAAGTCATACTCTCCCGGCTGGAAGGCATCTCTACTCCAGAAGTTGCGGTAGCCTAACACTGGGCTCTTGATTGTTGCCGGTACGTTGGCAATCCTCATAGCCTTAGGTGCAGGCGTACTTCTGTCGCTGAAGAAGACAGGGTTACCGCGTGCGTCATAGATCCTGATAGGGCTAGGAGATGGTCTCACTAGCTGCTTATTTCTTTGATCCATGCGTCAACTTTCCTCAAGTCTGCAATATCAACCTTGTTAATACAGTCTGACAATGTAATCGTGATGCCCCTGCGACCCTCTTCTAAGGCTGGCGCCTCACCAGATGCTGCAACAACAGCACCCGCTGTATCGCGGGTGGTCGTGGTCTGGACGGTGGGGGTCTCTGGCGGCACAATTACGACGTTGTTGTTGTCGTCTATGACGACCTCAACTCCAAGCTCCGGAGCTAGATAGTTCCGGAGGAACCCTAGTACATCGGGTTCTGACAGATTTCTTTCTGGACCACACTGTAGGCCATCGTCGGCCATCTTGATGAGCGCCTTGATAAAGCCTATTAGTCGGGCAAGTCTCTTTATTGTGGTAGCATAGGAGACGGCTAGGGTGAAATCATCGCCCGTACCGCCTAAGAAAGCCCGTATGTCCCCCAAAAGTGACTCTAACCAACTGTTTAGCTTATCTCGCGCCTCAATCAGATATCCGGCAATAGCACCAAGGCCCGTCTCGAGAACAGTCTCTGTATCTCTAAGATAATCAGCTACTGTTGCCTGCTCTCTCTGCTTTTTTTCACGTGCTTCTAAATATTGCTCAACATCCGGTACTGCCGCTATCTCTTCGTCAGAAGGTACATAGTCAGGAGTTAGCGGGGTAGCACCTGTCTCCTGCGACTGAGACCACGATGTAGCCCTAAGCGCTAATGTGTTCAGTGCCGAGTCTATGCTAGCATTAATATTTGCAATTTCTTCATCTCCTACAGCTGCCCGAGTTCTAAAAGCTGCCTGTTCTCTTTGCCTTCCAAGCAGGAACTCATAGTCAGTAGACAACGAAGGAATCTTTGACATTTGGTGGAGCAGACTGTCGACAATACAGTCGACTGGGGCCATAAGCATTTGGATATATTGATCTATGATACTCTCCAGGCTGGAAAAGAACGGCCCCATGATCATCCCAAGGAGAGTCCACAGCGAGCCACTGATGTCAAGTGAGAATGAAGCGATCAGCGACTTGTAGTGCCACAGTAGCAATGAAAGCATAGCTACGAGGTCAGGTATACATTGAAATGAGAAGAAGTCTAACAGCTCACAGATGTCTTCGTATATGTCAACATTGTCTAACAGATCTGCGATATCAGTTAGAATATTCCATCGAGTGTCTAGGTCTGCCTCGAGGTCGTCAAGAAGTGTACCTAGAGGAGCCTGGAGGTCCATATCCAGGCTACGATCCAGGCATGGGAGGCAGTCATCAAGGATGGTTTGTGCCGGATCGTCGCCGGCAGCAATCTTGGTGAATGTATTAATTACTTCCCTACCAAAGATCTCAACAGTGGCGTCATCATCATCATTGTCATCATCATTAGGTTCAGATGAACCGAACTTTTGCAAACTGCCAGACTGACTCTCTGCCATCGTCCTGGCGACAATCAGAGGTCTGGATAGGAGGGCTTCCCCTGCTTCTTCCTGAGGGTTGTTGTCAGCTAAAATCTTCGCCTCAAAACCAGCAGATACCTCCGCAGCAGATCCTCTAAGTTGCTCTAAATATGACGTTTCACCACCTTCTCCTTTAGCGATAATCTCTCGAGACACACTGGCCTCAAATTCTAGTGCATCAACATAGTCGCTATAGGAGACGTTTGTCTTTCCACCTTCCCACAAAGCATTAAGTGCCGCATATAGGCTAGGCTCTAGGTCTGCCACTACATCATACCTTAGGCCCAGTGCCTTGACTTTAATTTTGGCAAGCAACTGGTTGATATAGTCTACATAGTTCCCATACCCGGTAATGAGATTGGTAGTCCTATCCGCGGGAGATACCACTTCGTCCGGTGTCACATCCTGAGGTACAGGCGACGAGGTTACTTCGACTGTCCTGTCAATACCGAGATCCACCTTGCGCTCAAGGATCCGTCTGTCTTCATGTGACAATCTATCTGTAGAGTCTGGTCCTGCCATTAGGTCACCGTGAATGGTTTTACTATTGTTGCGGCGCTGATCTTGGCCGGTAGGCCATATTGTACTTCTACGCCTATAAGGGAAAGTCCGATGGCATCCTGTACCACTGCTGGAGCTACAGGTGGTTGAGTAGGTAGCTGTATACTACTGATGATAGTACTGTCGGTGTGCATATGTATATGCGTATCCATGATACCCATAGCGATCCTACAATCCTCTTTGTGCCTAAAATCCAGGGCGATAAGAGGATAGAGCAGCGCATATAGCTTATCTATATTCTGCTTCACTACGGTAGAAGACGTAAAGTTTATAATCTTGGATATAAAGTCTAGAGACATTAGATCACCTGACGTGTACTCAAGATTTTGAACTTGATTTCAGAGAACACAGAAGGAGCTGTACCTTGTGGGACAATAAGTTCCATCCAGACAGGATAATAGCTCTTGTCCACGACGTCAGCATGTTCCATGATGTTGCCATTGGGCAACGCAAGGAATTCCTCCTCTGTGGGCTCAGAAACCTGGGCTACTAGCTTGATCTTCCACGAAGAGGGGATATTAATAGCCTGCACCTGAATATCTATGTACTGGGTGTTGTCCTCGTCGTTGCGTAGATAGAGTTTCTCAGTAATCCTGGAATCTTGACCACGCAAACTTCCGGCTGTCACGTTTGCAGGGGTTTCCATGGTGCCAGAGCTAACCATAATATACTCAGAGTTAGCATCATCCCAATAGTAAAGCTTCAGCATTAGAATTTACTCCTTAAAGGTCGGAGTTTCCGTCTATATGTCCTCTTCTTAGGGTTGGTAGGAGGTGGTTGATCCTTCATGAACCCCGGGTAACTCCAAAGCCTTCTAGTGTCGGTTACCTTGCCAACTACACGTCTGGAGGTAAAGCCTACACTGGTAACAAGGTCACTACGATGTTCCGGCATGAGTCTTTGTCTTGGATGTTGTTTTCTGTCCGCCTGTGGATCTCTGACAATGGTGTCACCCTCCTCAGGCTTCTCTCTTCTCGGTCCTCTTAAGTTCTGTGCAAAAGCAATCTTGCTAGTGAAGTGTAGCTTGAGAAGATCTGAGAACTCCATATGGAAACCGAGGAAGCACAGCATCATAGCATCAAGTCTGTGATCCCCAATGCGCTCTTCACGGGCGCCAAAGACAGGCTTGCCAAGCTGTGTTCTACGTAAGATGATGTAGCCAGCAAGCTGGTCTTTAAGTGTCTCGTCTGATTTTGGAAAGTTAAACAGGCCTCGCTCGAACATCCTTACGGCGTTCTCCACCATGTAAGGCTTCATCTCCTTCTTGGCCATCTGCTTAGTTAGAGGATCAGGGACCTCAATCTTCGAGCTAAAGTTGATCGCCTTGAGTCTTTCACCCAGCTTTCCATCTGGGTGATTGATGCCTTTCACCATGAGCTCTGTTTGAGACCATGCTCTCATAACCTCAACCTGTGTCGCCCCATATCCTTCATCCACATAAATAAAGTCCGGGTTCCACTCACGATTGATCTTTTTAATTTCCTCCATCGCCTTGAGCTGGGTCCAGCCGATCCTACTGACCGTCAGGGCCCTAGCCCCAAGGAATCTCTGGGTTGTCTTATCCCAGACGACAACATAAATCTCCGTACCAATACTAGAAGAGTTCCAGTCTACCCCTACACCAACAATGTACTTATGTGGATCTGCCGTGATCTCTCTGTAGAAGTAGTTTTGTTCTGCAGCCTCTCTGTACTTGACCTGGAAGACACCTTCCTCTTCCTCGCCAAATTCCGCAAGAATTTCATGGACATACCCAGACTCCGTTAAAGAAGCCTTGAGCTCTTCCTCTAGTTCTAAGTTCCAGTGAGGGATCACATAAGACGGGAAGTGGAACTCCCGGTAGTTTGGTGCTTTTTGACACCATCTGAAGAAGTGATCCCGACGGCCTGTAGGAGTAGAAGAAGCATAAAGTTCGCAGTTAGGCCGGGAATTTAATATCGCCACAACGGCGTTGACATCATCAGTAGTAAGATAATCAGCCTCATCGAGGACTATTATGTCCGCAGGCTGCCCACGTACAGCGCCAGCGCCCTGCGAAGTCTTAGAGCCAGAGGTAAAACCCCTGATATACGAGCCGTTGAAAAGCTCGATCTCGTGGTACGGGTTGGCAACCTCCCTCTTGACGGAGCTTGAGAGGTCTGTACTCGCATATATAAGCTCTTTGATGCGCTTGAAGATCAATTCGATCTGCGAGCGATATGGTGTAATTACTAGTACCTTAAAGTTTTCATTCACAAAAGCCTTGAATAGCATCAAGACGCATATTGCCTCAGTCTTACCAGACTGACGTCCAAGTCTCAAGGCTTTACGCCTGGCCGTACAGCGAAGCATCGTTTCTTGGTACCGTATAGAGCCAAATTCTTCTTTGGACACACGCGGTTCCCAGTCAAAGTTCCGCGCTGCCCACCGTACGGGGTCGTAAAGGGATTCAGCTATCTCTTGATCTTCGGGAGTGTAGAGGACGCGGATCGACTCCGGAATCGCCTGGTCCGGTTCACATATACCGGTACATTTGATCTTGAATTCACTCTCATCCTTATATTTTGCCATGTGATCCTCAACACATAGCTGACATATAGGATGTAATTTACAATCAGCCTGCCCCGCCATATGGTCTCCGTTTAAACATCCTTATTTTCTTTATCCCTTTCGGAATTGCCTTTTTATCCATTATAACCATACCTGATTTCTTAGGTAAGTGTCCACAATTGCTCTTTAAGTGTCTAAAAATGCCCCTGCGTTGCATCCATCGTTTTTCACCATTGTCGAAGTTCTCTTTCCAGTTTAACAGGAACTTATTGGACACTGTCCCATCTATAATATGGCTAAACAGCGTTGTGAACTTACCTTCTTGGCCAGTTACTTTATAATGACATGGCTCGCACAGTGTAATGCCGTTGTTGGTACGGTACATTAGGTGAGGATATACAGCTTTTCTTTTAATATGATGGGCTTCTATGTAGCCCTTACCTAGGCCACACAGGCGACATATGTGTCTGTCGCGCTTAAATACTTTGGCCCTCCATCGTTTATATCTTGATGTTTCGTAGATATTGTCTGGCACTCTACGCCTTTGACGTTTGACACGCCTACTGTTCTTAGACATGCATTAATGCTGCTTCTTGTCCTAGTGCGCTTCGTGCGTTAGCGAATGATTTACCCATAATCTGCAAACTGCGTGCCCTCATAGTAGCTGCTCCCTGTGAGTCTGTGTAATCACCGCCGAAACCTTCTCTTTGCATATCTGATTGGAACTGTCGGGCAAATGTTGGTAAAGTGTGAAGTGCAAGTCCAACAGACCACCTGGCAGCCTCCCAGGCTGCTATACCTAAAGCAAAACCAGTCACACTACCTATCACAGCGCCTGTACCTAACCCGACACGTGATGCAGTAGCGAGAGCTCCAGGGGTCCATCTGATAAATGGAGTTCGTTTGACTAATGCGCTTCCAATTCCCATTCCTATAGTACGTCCTGCAATCCTACCGGCAACTATAGCGGGAGGCATGGCGAAACCACCAACGATAAAACCTGCAGTTTCTTCTACCATGCCTATGGCCATACCGTGAGGACTCATGGCACCGAAACCAAGAATAAAACCTGGGCCCATCAGCCCTTGTAGTGCAACACCGGCTGCACTCATTGCTCTTTTGGTTAGTGGCATATGTTTAGCCAAAAAACCTGTTTGACCCAGTAATTCTGGTGTAATTCCGAACACCTTCTGAATTGCGGGACTGTAGGAGGCTGGTATGGCGGTATGCCGCGTAAGGCTTTGTATAAAACTCCCACCAGTGGCCATGCCAATGGCTGATATAGAGTGCTGGACACCACGCCCATAGCTTCTTGTCATAGCAACAGAAGCAGGCTCTGAGGCCCATCTCCAGAATTGCCCTACCTGCTTAGCTACGGGCGCTGTTGCTGGCTTTTGCCTGTAGATCTCATTCATCCATGCTGCCGAACCAGCCTGAGCCGCCATTGATTAGTCTCCCCAACCAAGTCCCCATGGGTTTAAGAAATCAGCTGCAGCACCTGCACCTAGAGTGGCACCACCAATCCTTGCTGCACTAATAGCTCCTCTGCGTGCTCCTGAGAATCCAGCTGCTCCACCCCATTCGGCCATCTGCCTACCGGCCATACCGATGTAGCCCTTGCCTCTACCCGTCCTGCCACGGCCAATGGCTCTTCCACCTTTCATGAAGAGTCTACCAGCATTTTTCAGCTGGCCCATACCACCTACGGAGCTAGCTAGAGCTCTAAATGAGTTAAATCCCAAGTTAGCTGCCATCTTAGCAAACATATACTTGCTCTCCTATGGTTGATACATCATGTGACTACGTTTCCTCTGTCTATGCATCCTTGTGTTCATACCCTCTCCAGCCGAATTCGTAAGGTGAGGGCTGAAGAAGTTCCTTACCCCGGGTATGCCATCTGGAGCGTATTCCATATTCACATTCATGGTCATTTTCTGTACTTTTCTTTGTTCTCTTCCTAATTTTGTGATCCTGTTTTTAGCTAGTGTTTCTAGCCTGTACTCTTTTTCAGCAAGCTTAAGGTTCTTCATGAAACCGGAACGACCTATCCCCAGAGCATAATCATTCAGCCATTTAGTTACTTCACCTGAATACTTTTGGAATTCGTCCCCAAATTGATAGGCAAAGAACTCTTCCTTTATCTTCTTTTCCGTTGCCCATGCCTCAAACTCCGTGAGACCTTCCCAGTTTCTTGGATCCGAGACTTTCTTCCCACCGGGTAGAGTGGTGACCTCTAATCCCTTCATAATCTCCATCCTCAACGATCCTACCTCCCCCTCTAATAATGCCGCCTCACCTTTTAGTACAAGACCTCTTATTCCCGTTTCTCCCCCTCTACCGTGTAGATATGCCTCATGTAGACTCTCATGTCGCAGCAGACCTTTAAGTTCAGTAAGGCTGGAACTCGAGATGATGTCATCAAATATTACTCTTGATCCTTGTCTTCTGTCTGCTGCAGACTGGAGCTGTTTTACAGCTCTCTCGTATAATACCGTTTCTTCTTTACCAAGCATGAAGCCTATAGTTTCACCTTTGGCCACCATCTTAGATTGTGCTAGCGTTTCCTCGACGGATCGCAACATTGCCTGAACAGCTTCTTGTTTGACGTAAAAGGCATCTGTGGTTTTACTCATTCCTGCAAACAACGGCTCCACTACTTGCCTAGGGAGACCAATTAGTCCTCTCCAGCCAGATCCGAAGTCTGTCATCAGCTGTCTTATTGATCCGGCTTGACCTCTGTCCTTGAGACCTTCGATCGTGTTGTAGGTATCCTTGTTACCAGAGACTTCTTGCCGACCCGGGGAAAGTGCATAGGCTAAGCCACCTACCGCGGCGACCCCCATGGCAACCTTAGATGCCATGCCTCTTCTTCCCCACCACAGTTTACTTTCAGCCTTTGCGAAAGCAAATCTGGCGCCGAACCCCTCAAGCGGAGTAAGCTTTGGAACCTCTCTGCCTCTAGAGAGGATTGTGGCTAGTTCTTCGTCTGTGGCTGCCCCAACACGTGACCATATACCTTCTACTGGTATATCGTAGGTGAAGCCACGTTGTCTCTTTTGGTATATATTGAGAACATCTTCATAATGAGGGCTATATAACTGTGCTCCACCCCGAGAAGTATAGCGGAACTCTCCCATTGTGCCCCTAAGCTCTTGTTGAGCCTGGGCGAACACTGCTTCTACATTTTGCTCAGCCATACGCGGTTGCATACGGCCTAATCTGTAAAGTGTTTCAGCTTGCCGGCCTGTTAAATCTCTACCTGCATACAAGTCCTCCGTAAGTCCAATGAGAGGAGCCATAAGTGCTTCCATGGCGCCAACGTCGGCCACATCCGAGTGAGCAGCGAACTTACCTAAGCTGAAAGCCGAGTGTAAGGACTCAAGTCGGACTCCGGTGAAGACATCCATGGTCTGCGGCATATAACTCCGCTCTTGAGCCATGGCGATCATAGACTGACCGATTAACATGGTGTCAAGTACAGCAGGCTTACCTGATACTAAAGCATCTTGAACCATTGCGCGGTACTCACCGTACCATCCTCTCATAGATCCAAGAGCAGAGGCTGGCTTGTCGGTTGCAGTCCAACGGAACTTTCTGGCTGCCCTAGTCTGTGTAGGGTAGATCCTTGAGGCTCCAGGTGCAAAATCATGGAATGGAGGTACCGACATACCAGCATACAGCTCACCTAACGCTCCCGGGGCTGCGTGTTCACTCGCAAATCGTGATATATCAAAGTGTACGTTATGCGCCCAGAGGAAACCACCCTGTTCACCGGCCTCATGGAACATACGGGTGAAGAATTCACGCGGTCTTGTTAATTTACCGCCTTCTTGGAGGAAACGGGCCCTTTGTGCAGCCCACGTCTTCTCCCACATCTCTGCGGCAAAAGGCTCCATCTCAGGAGTAGCTGCTCTGAGCTTGGTATACTCCCTGTAGGGAGCCTCTGGTGTCATTTTGGCGGTTTCAAAGCGAAACCAAGTCTGTTTTGCGGGACCGGGCGCCCCATACTTCTTTCTGGCAGCAGAAATAGGAGTATACTTGGTAGGATCAAGACCAGCAGTCTCGATATCCATCAAGAACGATTGTTCAAATACTTGCTGCCAAAAAAGTGGGAGTTCAGCCATTATTCGTCATTATCCTCTGTATTTGCAACGAACTCTTGTACGATTTTACGTATTTCAGATAGTTCTTCAATAGTTTCCATGATACTCTGATCTTTAAGCCTACTTCTAGTGATGAGCTCTTTTAGGTAAGCAATACTAAACCCTTCTGTGGCTGTAATAAGTTCAGGGTGGACATCTCCGCCCAGAAAAGTACTCAGATATACTCTGCGATCTCTAGCATCCGGATCGTCGACATGTAGGATCAGGTCAAAGCGCCCGGGCCTGTCAATGATATTAGCCTCAAGCTGCTCAGGATAATTGGTAGTGGTAACAATGTAACACCTGTCCCAGCTGTACTCTCCGTCGAGGAAGCTAAGCATGTCCTCCATACCTCCTCGCTTAGCCCACTCTGTCATCTCTTCTAAGATTACAATGACGTCTCTGTCCTGAAGTGAGATTCTAAGTTCGTCCAGACTCCGCATACTCCACACATCTTTAGGCCCAATCACAATGACTATACAATCGTGGCTGGTAATAACCTTTTTAGCTGCGTGCATGATCTGATATGTCTTACCATTCCCAGGCGCGCCGTATAGAAGGCATCCACGCTTATATTGCAAGTCTAATTGATCGTATAGCTGGTCATTTGCGAAAAACCGCTCAACGTCGCGAACCATTTCGTCAACATTGTTCCGTAGATCGACATGGCGATCCATTTTGTGGGCTGGAGACTCAAAGAGGGCCATACCGTACTTAGACTCGCCGGCTCTGTAGAAACCTGCTGGAATTTCTACCTTAGGATCAGAATCATCTGGCCTGTAAAGTGTAAACAGGGCAATGTGACCTAGAGTATTCACACCAATCGAGTCACCTTCCTTATAGCCCTTAAAGATCTTGCTGTACTGTTCTAAGGAATAATGCTTGGCTGTTTTCTCATCGATGGGCCTTACGTCAACAGGCTCATACGAGGCACCTACGTAGTACATCATCAAATGTGGATGATAATGGAACTTTGCTTTGCTCAAGGTTTTGATCCTCTAGGTTACGCCCCGGACGGGCACTGGTAGGTCTATTGAATAGGAGGATCCCCACTTCAAAGGGAAGTTTGGGCCACCACAGATCGGTTTCATTCCACCACCTTTTGGTTTCATCGTCGGCCTTGAGTGGGTCTGCATTTACGTGAATCCTTTATTGTCAAGTGTCTTGGCTTCAAGCGTAATATTGGAGCCTTAGGGTTGAAAGGTCCATCTGGCTTCTTTTTTTCCTTCTTCTTTGACATTAGACTTCCTCCTAGTTAGAAGTTTCTGTCAACGTACTGCATGACCTTCCGGCCTTTAGGGCTTGTATTTCGGTAGGTTTCTGCAGCAGCACCACGGCCTCTTTCACCTAGTTTATTGTAGAGCCATCGTCCGCCAGCAAAGGTTCCGATACCACCAGCAACTCCACCAGTAAATAAGGCTCCTCTCTCAAAGCTTCCGCGGTATGGCCAAGATACAGCACGCCCAGCACGCTTCAGACCACCAGTTCCGTACTTACCTGTCCAGATCCTGCTAGCGTCTTTGGCATAACCACCTCCCATTTCCTGCATCCACGCAGGACTTCTTCCGTAGGCGGTAGAAGCAGCCTCACTGGCCCAAGCCATTCCCCTCTGGGCTAGACCCTTAATCGGATTAAAAGCTCGAGTCATTCTTGCGTACATTAGTCTGATACCTCCTTAAACTCTGCGTCTTGTACGGGACCGACAGGTGTTGCAGCGTCGGCCAGTACATCTCTGGCCTCGTCAATGGCTGCCTTCAGTTTGGCGGCTTGAGTACTTGGATCGTCCACAGACCTCTTCTTTAAAGCTGCATCCCTCTTATACTGCTCCTTCCTTGTACCTACAAGCGATTCCAGGATGGTATGCTTCCGTTTCTTTACTCGTTCTTTAATTTCAAACGCTTTGTGAATTTCTTCGTTGGTTATAGGTCTGCCTGACGTATCCACACCAACAACGACTTCCTGTGTCATCTCCGCATTCTCCGCTCGAGACAATATGAGACTGCACCGGTAGTCGAAGATGTCGAGTTCGGCTAGTTCTACAACGAGACTGACTTCTGCTTGGTTATCGGGATCAATATCAAAGGTTTGCATGTAGCGGGCGACCCAAAAGGCAATAAGCTCTTTTTCGATCGGGCATTTACGGCCGACAGGAACTTTTATCTCTCCTGTGGCCCTTTGAAGCTCTACGAAGGGACAATCATCAGCAAATGGGCATATTTCCTCCCCACCACACATAAGAGGAGTCTTGGCAGCGGCCCCACCCCATCGAACACCAAGAAGACGCCTATGAACCATTTGAGCATCTTCTCTAGTGAAGACGATATCAGCGTAGTCATCCGGATCCAGCTTAAGGAACTGGAACATCTTGGTTTCTATAATGTCCCCGTCCTCAGTTATGCTAATTCCGCCAAGGGAGACCAGATCGGTCTTCCGACTAATTCCGGCCTTAGTGTTTTTGGAGTACTTGTGGGTTTTCTGTTCCTTAACTTCTACCGTCTCCGCCATTTTGTTCCTTTCCGGTGTGTAAGAGCTTGATTAGGTCGAAGACCTCCTGGGCGTCGCGCAATATGAACTTCTTTTTTGCCCCTTGCGCATGGGGACAGCATAGACCATTTGTACCATTCTCTGCAAACCACCAGAAGGCCTCAACCAGGTCGAGCTTCTTTCTGAGTTTCTCGAGAAGCTCCATGGCGTCCAAGTCTAAGGCCACCATTTCCATGTCGTCCAGGTCTAATTTCAATCTATCTTCCGAGTTGGGGGTGCTTGCATGTGGGTTTCACGATAGGGAGGCCCGGGCAGCAACAAGGTGTACTTCCGCAGTAATTACAAGCCCTCCGCAGACGAGGTTTACTTCCGTATTTGATCCGTTTATGACCCCTCATCAACTTCTTCCCTTAGTCTAACGTGGTCTTCACCTCTATCTATACCTAGCATGACCGCCAGGGCTAATTGTTGAACTGGGTCATGTTCAGGCATGAGGTGCCCGGTCATACCCTGCACATTGAGCCATGCTCTGATGCTACCTAACTTCTTCTCAGACATCTGGACTAGGATGATGGGCATCAGTTACGTCAGCACCAGGACAGCCAGGAGGACAATCGCGGCGCCTGCCACAAGAAAGTACCACTTGTGTTGATTCCAGTTAATCTCTAGTAATTCTTTCATTTTTTGAATCCAGTCCATCATGCTCTTCTCCTCCAACTCACGTGAAACTAACAGGAAATGACATACAAATCCACATCAACTTCTATAGTTACTCTAATAGTAAAGGAAACTCTGCAGTTTACCTGCCTTAAAGTGTCTCGCTGTCGAGAAGGAGCAAAGAAATAACCCATTTTTATGGAATCGCGTCACTTATTGGGAGTTTGTTAGCGAATCGCTAACTCTCCCTAACTCCCCTATACCCCAATTGCCCCTTTAGTGCCCCTTTAGTACTTAAGTACTTAGACTTAGAAACCCCTTTTAGGGGTTTCGTAGTTCTTACAGTAAGAAAAAA